GATGATGGTCGTTTTATCGGCACTAATGTTCTGAATGAAGCATTTCTTGAGCGTTTTCCTGTGACCTTTGAGCAGTCTTATCCAACTCCTGCAACTGAACAGAAAATTCTTGAGGGTATTGCTCTGGATCTTGGTGTAGAAGACCGTGAGTTCTGTAAGCGTCTTGTGGATTGGGCTGACGTTATTCGCAAAACGTTCTATGATGGTGGTATTGATGAGATCATTAGCACCCGTCGTCTAGTCCACATTATCCGTGCCTACAGTATCTTCCAAGACAAGGCAAAGGCAATCCAAGTTTGTGTTAATCGTTTCGATGATGAGACCAAACAATCTTTCATTGAACTATATGATAAGTTTGATGCTGATTTCGTAATGCCTTCTGAAGATCAGCAAAAGGAGTGTCTTGATGAGCACAACTTTTCTTGACTGAAATCCATTCTCTTGATATAATCATCTATGACAACATTTGATCAAAACTTCCACCAAAATATTATGAGCTCCAACCAACAAGATCTTATTGGTAATGATTATTTGTACAACAAAAACACAGGAAACATTGTAATGTCTGATTGTGAAAATGACGATATTAAAATTCCAGAATCCGTAGTTCGAGAATCGACTAATGGGTTTTGGAAATACGAAGAAGATGAAACCCTAAAAGAGATTCAAGATTATCTTTCAGGCACTTATAAATCTCACTATACTTCTAAAGAATCTAAAACCCAAACTCTTGATTTGATTGAGAGTATTGGTGATGCCGAACCATTTTGCCGATCAAATGCCATAAAATACCTTTCGCGTTTCGGTAAAAAGAACGGAAAATCCAAACTGGATATTCTAAAAGCAATCCATTATTGCATTCTACTTTATCACTTCTCTGGTATTCATAGAAATACCAGCGACTATCCCTATTGATCATGAAACCGCGAGAATCAAATATGAAACTATCAAACAAAACCGTTTCCATCCTAAAAAACTTTTCTAACATTAATGAATCTATTCTTTTTAAGAAAGGAAACACTTTAAGCACTATTTCTGTTATGCAAAATATTTTTGCTGAAGTTGAAATCGAAGAAGATATTCCTAAAGATTTTGGTATTTACGATCTAAGTCAGTTCTTGCAAACGCTTGACCTATATCAGTCTCCAGAACTTGATTTTACAAAAGAAGACTTTCTAGTCGTTCGTGAAGGTAAGTCCAAAACTAAATACTTTTTTGCTGATGCAAACGTAATCGTAACACCTCCCGAAGAACCAATCAAAGTACCTGAATCAGACGTAACTTTTAATCTAACAACTGACCAGTTGACTAAGATTTTAAAAGCTGCAACTGTAATGCATCTTCCAGATCTATCAGTGATTGGAGAAGCGGGAGTTGTAAAAATGGTTGCACGAGACAAAAGAAATGATACCTCAAATGATTACTCGATTGTAGTTGGAGAAACAAATCATACTTTTACTTTTAACTATCGAGTAGAAAACCTTAAGATCCTTCCTGGGTCTTATACTGTGATGATTTCTAAAAAGTTTATTTCTAAGTTTGTTAGCAGTAATCACAATCTATCTTACTTAATTGCTCTAGAACCTGATTCTTCTTTCGATGTGCTACAATAGATTGACCGTAGCGACGGTTTATTTGAACTAAAAAAAGACACTTTATTATGAAAAAAACTGACTTTCTTTGGGTTGAATCATATCGACCAAAGACTATTGAAGATTGCATCTTGCCTGAACATATTAAAGAAACGTTTCAAAGTTTCCTAAATAAGGGCGAAATACCAAACTTGCTACTATCTGGTCCTCCTGGCATCGGAAAAACCACAGTAGCAAAAGCACTTTGCCACCAACTGGGAGCAGATTACTATGTCATTAATGGATCTGACGAGGGACGATTTTTGGACACGGTACGGAACCAAGCAAAAAACTTTGCATCGACCGTATCACTTCAAACGTCTTCTTCACACAAAGTCATCATCATTGACGAAGCAGATAACACAGGAAATGACGTACAACTTCTCTTACGGGCTAATATTGAGGCGTTTTATAGCAACTGTAGATTCATCTTTACATGTAACTACAAAAACAAGATCATTGAACCTCTTCAGTCCAGATGCGCCTGCATTGACTTCACAATCAAATCTAAAGAAAAACCCAAACTTGCTGCAGGTTTTTATCAACGCCTTCAAGGAATCTTACAAGAAAATCAAGTAGAGTATGAACCTAAAGTTTTAGGTCAGTTAATCAATACTCACTTTCCCGATTGGCGTCGAGTATTAAATGAATGCCAACGATATTCTGTAGTTGGAAAGATTGATTCTGGCATTCTTGCTACGTTCTCTGATGTTTCTGTAAATGAACTTATCAAAAATCTCAAATCTAAAAACTTTACTGAAGTACGAAAGTGGGTCGTTAATAATCTGGATAATGATTCTGATGTACTTTTGCGTCGGATTTACGATGCTCTTACTACATCCCTTGAAAACAATAGCATTCCTGCTGCTGTGCTTATTATTGCTAAGTATCAGTATCAGATTGCGTTTGTAGCAGATCAAGAAATTAATCTTCTGGCGGCGTTGACTGAACTTATGGTGGAGTGTGATTTCCGATGAAAAACAAAAGTCACCAGGTTAAGTCCAGAATGTATTATTACTTCTGGGGGGTTTGTACAGTTGCCGTAGTTGCTGGTCAACTTTATGTCGGTGCTGGATATCGTGTTATGGCAGAAAGTGTAAATAGACTTACTAATAGTTTTGTAGAGGTGCTTGATGGGACTACTGAATATCGATAAAACTAAACTTGTAGAACCAAGAGTGAAAACTACTCCTGAGAATGTGCAAGAGGCAAATGAGGCATTGTTTCGTGCTAAAATGACTCTACCTACTGCCGCAAAACATTGTGGTATGACTAAGAAGGAAATGAAAATGACCTTCCTTGAATACTTGAAGTATCACCCTAAAGATTATGAAAATAACGAGTTGCCTCCTATAAATAAAGACTGATATGGTTAGTTTGAAACAACTTAAAACGATGTTGCGCTACCCTGGCGGCAAGAGCAGGGCAGTCGCCAAGATGGATCCATACTTTCCAGATCTACGAAACTATAAAGAATACCGAGAACCATTTCTTGGTGGTGGAAGTGTTGCGATTCACATTGCAAAGAAATACCCATCTTTAGATATTTGGGTTAATGACTTATACAATCCATTATATACCTTTTGGTGTATTCTCCGAGATAAACCTCAGGATCTATATGAGTGTATTAAAGAAACGAAAGCAGAACACAATACACCAGAACTTGCCAGAAAACTATTTGAAGAAAGCAAGGTCTCTTTAAATCATGAAGAGACGTGGGATTTTTATCGTGCAGTTGCTTTTTATATTATTAATAAGTGTAGTTTCTCTGGGTTAACTGAAAATTCTTCCTTCTCTCCACAGGCAAGCGAAAGTAACTTCTCTATGAGAGGGATTGAAAAACTGCCAGAGTATTCCAAGATTATTAAAGATTGGAAGATTACTAACTTATCTTATGAAAAACTACTTACTGACGACAAAGAGTGCTTTATCTACCTCGATCCCCCCTATGAGATCGGAAGTAATCTGTATGGTAAACGTGGGTCAATGCATAAGTCCTTTGATCATGATCAGTTTGCTCTGGACTGTGATCGTTATACTGCTCCTCAACTTATATCCTACAACTCATCGCAACTGATTCGTGATCGTTTTAAGGATTGGGATGCTTCTGAGTTTGATCTTACTTATACGATGAGATCTGTAGGCGACTATATGCGAGAGCAGAAGGATAGAAAAGAACTTATTTTGTTTAACTATGAAATGTCAAGTAAAGTTGTATAAAGCAGGGCAAGTCTTTGCTGAAGAAGTAGTCGCAACAGATTATCAAGATGCAAAAAATGTTGCCCTTGCTCGTAATCCAGGTGCAAAAGTTGTAAGCGTTACTGCCGTATTTAAATAATGGAACTAAAAGATTGGTTGAATTCTGTTAATCATCTCAAGAATAATCTTGTTGAAAATCCTTCGGATGCAAAAGATTATCCACCTTTTATTGTGAACAAATGTCTTTCCTCTCATGTGGATTCTTTGATTCATTCAAATCAAATGAATATGTATCATCATTTGCCAAAAGACATGCAGTATAGTTATTATCTACATGCTCTTAGAGTAAAAAAAAGATTTTCTCCTTGGTTAAAGAAAGAGAAAGTTGATAATCTGGACGCCATCAAAAAATATTATGGTTATAGTGACCAAAAAGCACATCAAGTTTTGAAAATACTAAATAGTAAACAGATCGACATTATAAAATCTAAACTTGAAACTGGTGGGAAAAATGGAAAATCAAATTGTTGAACCTCAGGTGAACTGGAACCCTGGGATGATGATTGAAATAACTTTGGGAGAACCTGATGATTTTCTAAAAGTTCGTGAAACTTTGACTCGTATTGGAGTTGCTTCTAGGAAAGAGAAAAAGCTTTATCAGAGTGCTCACATTCTCCATAAACAGGGCAAATATTATATTACTCATTTTAAGGAGTTGTTTGCTCTTGATGGCAAGAACACGAACCTTACTGTCGATGATCTTCAGAGAAGAAATAGGATTGTAAAACTATTATTTGATTGGGGATTAGTTGATGTAGTAAATCCAGAGATGATTACTGACATTGCTCCTTTAAATCAAATCAAAGTTCTTCCTTATAAGGAAAAAAGTGAATGGATTCTTGAGCAAAAATATAATATTGGGAAAAAAGTTAAGACAACTGAAAATACCTAAATAAAACTGAGACCTTTCGTGCGGTCTCTACGAAAGTCGGAACACCCTATAAAGAGGTACGGTTTTTTCCGTTCCTCTTTTTTTATTGTCTTGTATTTTATAAATAACTAAAAAGTATTTGTAAGATGGACGCACAAGAACTTCGCAATCTACAAGAAGCATACCTAGATGTTTATATTCAAGATGTATCTTATGTTGATTTGAATGAGTCCATGCTTGATGATTTGATGTCTAAATCTAGTGAGTTGGAAGCAAGGCGGGGCGCTGCTTCTGATAGAGCGTTAGGAAGAATTAGAAAAATGAGAGCAACATTGGGCGATACATCTCCCGCTAAGCCATCTTCGAAACCATCTAAACCTGGTAGCAGTAAGAAAAAATTGGAAAAACTCAAAAATACCTTGGATGCTGCCCAAAAAGAAATGAATAGACAAGACGCCGAAAGTCAAAAAGAAGATCTAGATCTCTATGGCATCATCCTTTCACACTTACTTGATGAAGGATATGCTGAAACACCAGAAGCAGCAGAAGCGATTATGGTGAATATGAGTGAAGAGTGGAGAGATAGTATTATTGGTTGATAAATAATAGTGCTTGTTTGTGGTTATTCAAGCAAAGAGATTTGAAGTTTTCTCCCGGAACATTTGGAAGACCTGTTAAGAATAGTGTAGTAAAAACCACACTTGAAAAATAATACAAACTAATATAAATTATTAATGATCGCCTTATAGGGATCACACAATCAAACCTCGCTTTTAAAGGAGCTACAATAATGACTAACCTCACAAGGTATACTGCTGCGGATCTTCCTACCCTGTTAGATAAGATTTCAAAAAACAGTATTGGTATGAATGAGTACCTAAATAGAGTGTTCGACTTGCATGAGACAACATCGAACTATCCCCCCTACAATATAGTTCAGGTCAGCAATGTAGAATCCCGACTTGAACTTGCTCTTGCAGGATTTCGGAAGGCAGAAGTCAATGTCTACACACAAGATGGTAAACTCTTTATTGAAGGTCAGAAAGAAGATAAAGAAACGGAAACTAACTACTTGCACAAAGGTCTGGCTCAACGGTCGTTTACACGTGCCTGGACTCTCAGTGACGACACGGAAGTTAGATCAGTTACTTTTGAAGATGGGTTACTAAGTATTACTCTTGGTAAGATTGTTCCTGAACATCATAATCGTAAGGATTATCTATAAATAAAACTGAATATCGTCGCGCTGTGCTACGGGAGGTAACTGGCAAAATCCAGTTGACACCTCCCATTTTTTTGTGCTAAAATGCTTAGGTAAGACTAATGATTGGTTATGGCAGTTAAACTGTGTGCAATGCGATCTGGCGAAAAAGTGATCGCTAATGTTATGGATATGATTAGTCAAGATGGTGTTCTTGTAGGATATAACCTAGACAGACCTTTTTTGGTTATGTTTGCTCCAAAGAAACCCTCTGATGAAGAACAGTCAGAGACTGAGTTTAAGATTGGGATCACGCCTTGGATTCCTCTTACCAGAGATAGGATTATTTCAGTTCCTTTGGATGAAGTTATTACGCAAGTAAATCCTATTGAAAATCTATTAAATATTTACGAAAAAGGAGTGTATGGAGATGGAGATCAAACTTTTAGTTCTGATGAACAATCAAGTTCTAGTATCCCAAGTTGAAGCGGTCGGGGCAGAGATTGGTGAACCTGATTGTAAACTGATTGAACCATTTCTTCTGGATAAAAATGATTTAACCTTGAGTCCATGGTTGATTGATTTTACAACAACTAATGAATATAAAATACATTCTGATAAAATCTTAGCAATGGCAGATCCAAAACCAACGATTTTAGAAAAATACCAAAACCTTATTAAATGAAGTTCTATACAAACGTTCAAATGATCGGCAACAAGTTTCTTGTTCGCGGATATGAAGACGGTAAGCATGTTATTTTCAAAGAGGAGTATTTTCCCACTCTTTACATCAAGTCCAATAAAGAATCAAAATACAAAACTCTTGAAGGTGAATATGTTGAATCTGTTAATCCAGGTACAGTAAAAGATTGTAGAGAATTTTATTCTAAGTATGAAAATGTTGAGGGATTTAAAATCTACGGCAATGATAGATATATCTATCAGTATATTTCAGACAAATATCCAGAAGATGAAATCAAGTTTGATATCACTAAAATCAAACTTGTAACCTTGGATATTGAGGTTGGGTCTGAGAATGGATTTCCAGATCCTAAAGTTGCAGACCAAGAGATTCTTTTGATTACAGTTCAAGACTATGCAACAAAACAAATCACTACATGGGGCAATGGTAGTTTTGACAATAAACAAAAGAATGTAACTTATCGACAGTTTAATACTGAGTATGATCTTCTAAATGATTTTCTTTCTGTTTGGGAGAACTCTCATCCAGAAGTAATCACTGGGTGGAATGTTCAGTTTTTCGATATTCCATTCATTTATTCCAGACTAGAAAAAGTTCTTGGAGAAAAGAGGGCAAAGTCATTTTCTCCTTGGGGTTTGGTCAGTCGAAGAGAAGTTTTTATCAATAACAGGCAAAATGTTGCCATGGATGTTGGTGGAATCACTCAACTAGATTATCTTGATCTTTACAAAAAGTTTACTTATAAAGCACAAGAATCATATCGTCTTGACCATATTGCTAATGTAGAACTTGGTGCTAAGAAGCTAGATCACTCTGAGTTTGATACGTTTAAGGATTTCTATACAAATGGGTGGCAAAAGTTTGTAGAGTATAATATTGTTGACGTGGAACTTGTTGACCGTCTAGAAGACAAGATGAAACTCATCGAACTTGCACTAACTATGGCATATGATGCCAAAGTCAACTTTGGAGATGTATTTTATCAGGTTCGTATGTGGGATAGTATTATCTATAACTACCTGAAAAAGCGTAATATAGTTATCCCACCTAAAGATAAATCTGATAAAGATGGAAAATATGCTGGAGCATATGTAAAAGAACCTGTTCCTGGAATCTATGATTGGATTGTTAACTTTGATTTAAACTCTCTATATCCGCATTTGATTATGCAATCGAATATTAGTCCAGAGACTTTGGTTCAAGAGAGGTGTCCTTATGTATCTGTTGAAAAGATTTTAAAGAAAGAGATTGATCTAACGCCTTATAGTGAATATGCGGTATGTCCTAATGGTGCAATGTATCGTAAAGATTTTAAAGGTGTCCTTCCTGAACTAATGGAGAAAATGTATGGAGACCGTGTTGTCTTCAAAAAAAAAATGCTTGCCTCAAAGCAGGAGTATGAGAAGACTCCTACTAAAGCACTTGAAAAGGAGATCGCCAGATGTAACAACATTAAAATGGCGAAAAAGATTTCTCTTAACTCTGCTTATGGTGCTATTGGTAATCAATACTTCAGGTATTACAAACTAGCAAATGCAGAAGCTATTACTCTTTCTGGACAAGTAGCGATCCGCTGGATTGAAGATAAAATCAATAAGTATATGAATCGTGTGTTAAAAACTGAGGATGTTGATTATGTTATTGCTTCTGATACTGATTCTATCTATATCCATATGGATCCTTTGGTCAAACGTGTATACGCCACAAGAGAAAAAACTACTCAAAGCATTGTCAACTTCCTTGATAAGGTCGCTAAGGTGGAACTTGAAAAATATATTGAAAGTTCTTACCAAGAACTGGCGCAATACATGAATGCTTATGAGCAGAAAATGCAGATGAAACGTGAAAATATTGCTGATCGTGCTATCTGGACAGCAAAAAAGCGTTATATCATGAATGTTTGGGATAGTGAAGGTGTTCGATATACTGAACCAAAACTTAAGATGATGGGAATTGAAGCAGTAAAATCATCAACACCTGCACCTTGCAGAAAAATGATTAAAGATGCACTCAAACTAATGATGAGTGGTACTGAAGATGATGTGATTCAGTTTATTGCTAAATGTAGAAAAGAGTTTAATAGTCTTTCTCCAGAAGAAATCTCTTTTCCCCGATCTGCTTCTAATGTATTGAAGTGGAAATCGTCCTATCAAATCTATCAGAAAGGAACTCCTGTTCATGTAAGAGGAGCACTGCTATTCAATCATCACATTGAAAAGAATGGATTGACTAACAAGTATTCTTTGATTCAAAATGGAGAAAAGGTTAAGTTCTGCTACTTGAAAAAACCCAATCCACTCTTTGAAAATGTTATTTCATTCATTCAAGATTTCCCTAAAGAACTTGGTATAACTAGGTATGTGGATTACGATTTGCAGTTTGAGAAGGGATTTTTGGAACCAGTTAAAGTTATCTTAAATACTATTGGTTGGCAGTCTGAAAAAAAATCTTCTCTTGTATCTTTTTTCGGATAGTAACATAGTGAATTTAAAACTGAATCGCAATGAGGTTAAACTAATACTTAGTGCTTTGAGTCGTAGTCATTACATTGACCCAAATGTCTATAGCTACGAAGATATCAAACGCTTGCACAATAAAATTTGGACTTGGAACATAAACATTAGAGGAAAAAATGATGGATTTTCTTAAGGATATTGTAAAAGAAATCGGTGATGATTACACCAAACTTGCAGCAGATATTGATGAAACTGAAACTTATGTTGATACGGGTTCGTACATTTTTAATGCACTGGTTTCAGGTAGCATATTTGGTGGTGTATCTGGGAATAAGATTACTGCTATTGCTGGTGAAAGTTCTACAGGAAAAACTTTCTTCTCTCTCGCAGTGGTTAAGAATTTTCTGGACTCTAATCCTGATGGATATTGCCTGTATTTTGATACTGAGGCAGCTGTCAATAAGTCACTCTTAGAAAGTAGAGGAATTGACCTTAAGCGTCTTGTCGTGGTTAATGTAGTGACTGTCGAAGAGTTCCGTAGCAAGGCACTTAAAGCAGTGGACATGTATCAAAAAGCACCTGAGGGAGATCGCAAACCCTGCATGTTTGTGCTAGACTCTTTAGGAATGCTTTCGACTGAGAAAGAGATTACTGATGCACTTAACGAAAAGCAGGTTCGTGATATGACAAAATCACAACTGATTAAGGGTGCCTTCAGAATGTTGACACTCAAGTTAGGGCAGGCTAACATTCCAATGATCGTTACCAATCACACTTATGACGTTATCGGATCTTATGTTCCTACTAAAGAGATGGGAGGTGGTAGTGGCCTTAAGTATGCTGCCTCTACCATTATTCATCTTAGTAAGAAGAAAGAAAAAGATGGAACAGAAGTCATTGGAAATCTTATCAAGGCAAAGACTGCTAAGTCACGTCTAAGTAAAGAGAACAAGGATGTCACTATTCGTTTATTTTATGATCATCGGGGTCTTGATAAGTATTATGGTTTACTTGAGTTAGGTGAACTTGCCGGAATGTGGAAGAACGTTGCCGGTCGTTATGAGATGACTGTCAATGGTGAGAC